ATAGTGATACTTGAGGCTTCTAGACCCTTGATATAACGATGACCTTGATCGCCAAGAGCCGTTACTTCTAGTTCATCAAATGCTCGGTTGATAGTTACAGATGTAACTAATGTTGAGAGATCTACCGTATTAACAGTTAGAACTCCAGTGTTTGCTAAATAAACTGCCATCGGATTATTCCTCGTCTTTCTTAGTTACTGGCTTAGGTGTAGGTGCTGCTGTTGGTGCTACCTGTCCGATCTTGATCAGAAAGGCTTCGTTCTCTTTTTCCCAATCGGACATACTTAACTCCAACTCGTTAGGATTGATACGGACATCTCGCAGCTTAAAAGGTCTCCCGATGCAGCGTTGAGAATACTTGGTGCGCTTATTGCACCTACATTATAGACCAAAGATGATGCTGCTAACTTAGCGAACACGCTAACTACAGTATCTTCTATCCCGTTTAGGTTGCCTTCATTATCAAACAGAGGCACAGTCATAATAATCTTGAAGTTAGCCATAGGGCTAATAGTGATGTGTTGATTGTTGCTAGGTGTTAAATATGGATCATCCGGAGAAACAATACAGCTGTTAGCAAGGACAACGCTAGGAGGAAAGGCAAAAGTTGAATAGCGAGCATTATCTACTAACGCAGTTGCTAGAGTGGTGCGAAGTGTCGTTATGGCTACTGGAGGCATTAGCCCACCATTGAGCGAGGGTCTAGTGCATGTGCAATCAATCCTCGCACCTTAGCGAGAAGCTGTGCGCTCATTCGGTAAGGGCTTGGCTGGAAATCGACAGCGTTTGAGCCGCTTAATGTGGCGGTGCGCGCTTGCCAGATTTCAACAGATATCATAAGAGCTGCTTGCTGGACTGCCATGTCGGTAGTCCAGTCTGTGTAATTTGTCGCTGTAACTTTACCAAAAGGTGCAATAGGATGCACTGGCTTAATCGCAGCATGATTTGTAACCATTGTTATTGAGTAAGGTGTAACTGCTGTAATAACTTTTGATCCGTTAAAGGAAGAACCACATCCAGTTATTGTAACTGTCTGTCCAACATAATAAGTGTCTAAAAGTTCAATATCAAAGTAAAGCGTTCCCTCACCTACGATGCTGGAATGTGACACAGCATAATTACTATTAGTCCAAAGCATAGGCAGTAGGACTGCATCGGATGCATCGCATACTTCCTGAAGGGTGGCATCTGGATACAAAGTACCGACTCCGAGAGTGCTGCGGAGTTCTGCGACTGTTGTAAGTGCCATTCCCATTCCTTTCTAAAGACTCTGGGGATCAGAGGGCTACTGATCCCCAGAGCGACTTAGTGTGTGCTAATTAAGCAACATTCAGCTTACGGAACGCTGCTGGGTAGCGATTTACTACAGCGACATAGCCGTAGATTCCGATTTCTAATTGACCATTTGCGACAACATTTGCACGAATCTGAAGCGTTCCGCTTTCGTGGAATCGCATTGCCATTGTTGGATAAACAAGTGCATGCTTTGCATTTGCATCGTCACCTGTGTAGTTAGGATCTACTACCAAGTTCAAGCCTGCAACTGATCCGTTAGTCGAACCCTGTGTAATTAAGCCGTTAGCATTTTGAGATGCTGCTGCTGCGTATAGAGGGCGTCCTGTTGTATCAACTGCGCCTAGAAGACCAGCAAAGTCAATGCCATCTTCTCCGCCTGTTGTTGCAACCAATAGGTTGTTAGGTGTCTGGCGCATTACTCCGTAGGAATCTGAGATACCTAGAGCAATAGCCTTGTAAATTGTTGATGAAGATGATGCTGTTGCATTCTGTGATGCAATCTGTGCTGCGTAAGCATCTGTCTTCTGTGCGTATGATGCAGCCAACTCGCGAAGATATAGATCCAAGAAACTTGGGTCTGAGCGATCAACGAGTTCTAGATCGAGCTTTCCAGCTCCAGCGAACTTAACAACTGTGTCTTCTTGGAAGGTGACTGTTGTGTCTGTTGATGAGAACTCTGCTGCTTCTGCTGTCAAAGCAACAGTAGCCTGTGTTCCTAGCTTAGGAGTGAAAATTTTCATCCCAGAAGCAGGAAGTGCTGCGCGCTCGATGCTATCGATAAATGGTCGTGATGAATCGATGATGCCGATTACATCCTTTAGGTATGTTGGTGGAACCATACCTGTGTTCTCTGCAACTGTTGCAACCTGTAGAGCTGCTACTAGTTCGCGAGCATCTGCGTCTCCGCGTGATGCGTTTAATTGTGCCTTAGCGTATTCGCCTGCTGTAACATTTAGGTTTAGGCGTGGGTTTGTGTAGTACATTGCTGTAACTGTAGGACGAGCAGCTTCAACTGCTGCTGCCTCTACTGGTGCTGCAACTGTCTCTGGAGTATTCTCCACAGCTGTCTCGCTTTCTGTTTGTGGGTTTTCTTCAACAGGGATAACTTCCTCTGCTGCGATCTCTAGTATTTCTGATGACGCGAATGCGGGAACAGTTACTAGAGAAACTTCTTTTAGTCGAGCTGATGAAACAACTGTGTGTCCATCCTTTGATGGCTTCGATGCAAGGATTTCTGCACCAATGCTTAAACCTGTGACTAGACCTTCTTGCGCCATGATGAGAGCGTCATTACCCCCAGATGAGCGACTTAACTTAAAGGTTGCATAGATACCATCTGGGCGAGTCTCAGCAGCAGTCATGCGACCGATTGGCTTTTTTAAATCGTGCTGTGATAGCAACTTGATCTTTGATGGATCTGCAATCTCGATTGAGTTAGCAGCAAAAGTGTAAGCACCTAGATTAGTGTGCCCGATTTCTCCAGTGCCTAGAGGTACGATCTTTCCAGAGATTTCTCTGCGTTCTTCTGAGCATTCGATTGATGATGCTTCAATGTATAGAGTTTCCATTAGCTTTCACTTCCATTAGGTGAGAGATCTTCCATTTGCATTGCTTGTTCAGTTGTAATTAAACCAAGTGCCAACATCTTTTCTAACACTAGTAATCTTTCCATTGGTTCAGTGCGTAAGAATGTGTCTGAAAGTGCAAATTTTACATAATGTCCGGCAGTGCTTACATCATCCATGCTGAGCCTTGACTCAATCGCAGAAACGTAAGGCTGCAAAGTCAAAGCAACCATTTGCTTGCGTTCATCTTGAACATTTGCATAAGTCATTGTTGTATTCATTGAAGCAGAAACATAGTAAGGATCTACTGAACATAATCTAGCGCATTCTGTTGCAAGGTTCTGGATTGCATCTGTGTAGCCCATGTCTTTAGGGCTAAAGCCAGTAGTTTGATAATCAAGAGTAGAAGTTAAATAAGCAGTGCCGTTATTTTGACGAGCGCGCTTCCATGCAGCTAGTAATCCAGAAACTTCAGCAGGTGGAAGGTCAGCCCCCGAATTTTTCAAGAAGCCCGTAGCTGATGGGGTTTCAAGTGCAATGCTTGCAGATTTCTGTGCATCAAGTGCAGCTTTAATTGTGCTACCACCTACAGCAAGAATTCCTTCATCTTTCTGGAAAGTAATTAAAGATCCAAGACCAGACATAGGTAGTGGCACTCCATCAAGATAATACTGTGTCACAAAATTATTGACTGAATCGGTATTAAATGTAACGCGATTGTTAGCAACCCAATTTGCGTTAGCCATTCTGTTATCTTCAAGATAAGTCTCGGTTATCTGCCAATAACTTACGCCATACATAAGCAGGCTATCAAGAGTGAAGTACATTGTCTCAAAACGAGGCTGAGCTTTAGAAGGTTGCTCTACCCATCGAGGAGAACTAATCATCTCGCCTGTGGATTTCTTGTAATACTCCAGAGGGATACTTGCGATAGTGCCACAGATTAGATCGCGACATCTTTTAATTGATGGCACTTGCAGAGCTTGTGCGCGAGTGACCATAACTGGGAAGTAATTGCCATAAGTCAAGTACGACTCGGACATAACTTGCGGAGCGTTTTGCGCTTCGATAATTTGAGGCTTACGCGAGAAGATACCCATAGACAGAAAGTGTAGCATTTGTCAAGACATTAGACAATATGCTAGGGCGTGTCTAACTGTAAATTTGTGGCTTAGGTGCAGGGATCATTAACTTGGAAACACACATTGCTAGTCCGATAGGCGCGCTTATGTCTCCGGCAGATTTCCTGCGAATGATACGCCACATTGAGTCGTTAGTTTTAGCTGCTGTGTTCTGGAACTGTTGCAATAGTTCTTCCATGCCATTCCAGATAACTCTGCCATTAGTCATGCCTTCTAAGAGATCTCCACAGGCTTGATAAAACTGTTGTCCTGAAACAGACTCAACCATGACTCCAGATTGAGAGAGTCTGTCTGCAATAGTTTGTGTGGCGAACTTGTCAAAGCAGACAAGCCTTGGACGATACAGATCTACCCATGATTTTATGCTGGCTGCCATTTTGAGTTCGTCAATAGCAGTGTCAGAGCTGTAAGTCTCTAAGATCCCGATGCCAATCCGTCCGTCAGGAAGTAGGCTGCCTGCAACAAGTGATCCGTTTCTCCTGGACGGACTGACATCGAAACCAAAGACAGTATAAGCCCCTACAGACATTTCGAGCGTGCTATCTATTGAGTTTTCAAGAACTTCTGTGCTAAATGGGCAACTTAATGACGAAATCCATTGGCACAGTTGTTCTGTGCGAGCAGCTTCCATTGTTGAAGATCCGATAGTCTCCTCAATTGCACTTTCTGTAATGAGATGTCCAAGGCTGGGGTTCGCCATTGCCCAAGCGGATCTATCCCAGATGTCACAAAAATCAGGTGCGCTGTATTCGTAGAAGCCTAATGATTTAGGTGGTTTGTTTAGGCAAGCCTCATGTAGATCATTAAGAACTTTAGAGAAGGCATCTCCGGCATTCGATGTAAATAGACGCTGGCTATTTTTACGAGCTAAAGTCACAGACTTAGCAGCGTCCATTGCTGCCTCACTAACCTCGCGTAGCTCATCGATCCATAGAAAGTCACATGTCCTGCCTCTACTGCCATCGGAGGTTGCAGCAGCTACTTCTAACTGTGCTCCAGATGCAAGGATGATGCGCTCATCTCCATTAGTTCTACGGATGCCTTTTTTGATGTCTCCATCTTTAAGCTGTACTCGAAGGAAGTCATTGCGCTCGATTATGTCTGCCATGATGTTAAAGGATTTCATAGCCATAGCTCTGTTTGATGACATTATGAGGATGTCCTTTTCCCCGAAGCAGAATAAACCTGCCAGTGCCCTCATTCTGGCAAGGTGAGACTTACCGGACTGTCGAGCAATAAGCAAAAGGCTAGACTTTCGGATAAATAAATTTTCTTTGTCCACAGCGCACATGTCATTGATTATCAGCTTCTGCCAGTCCAGTAAAGGCTGCCCGATCTGCTCTGCAAGTGCAGCAACTTGATCGCCTCTAGTTTTACCTTTTAAAAATGGGCTGTGGAGCCTTGGTTTGATCGCCCCTCGTAGCGGTTTGGAGCGTTTGGGTTTATCTGTCATTAGATCGGCTCTGGACGGTTCTTAAAGGGACTGTCTGCCATCGTCTTCGATTCAGTCGGAGAGATACAGTTTGAAAAGACAGGGGGGGTGAACGACTTACCTAAAAAAGACGCTTGATTTCGAGATCCTTTAGCACTATTGCAAGGCTGGCAAGCACTGACACAATTCTCTGGATTGAAAGCTTGATCGGGTGAGTCAATGATTGGCACAACATGATCGACCGTGGTCGCATCACCTTG